CAACCACAGGACAAATCATACCAGGTATCTTCTAATGAATAACAAAAATATCTTTCTAAAAGCACAAGGACGTGCAGCAATGATGGGATTCATCCTTCTATGTGGATCTTACGCATTTAACGGTCATCTTATTCCTGGTATCTACTAATGACAAAACAAACTAAAAAAACAAATGAAATCTCTAACCAAGAAGTTGACTTCTCCATCGCTGAGAAGTGGAATGGTATTGCTGCTCTCATCGGTTGCTTTGCTGCCTTCGCTAGTTACAGCTTCACTGGGCAACTCATACCTGGTGTAGTGTAATGTCCTGTAGGTTGTTTATGATCAAGAGAACTGATCTATTGAGACTACTAGTGGCAATAAACTTGCCTTTCCTAGTAGTTTCTGCAGCAACCTTTTCAGTTGCAGGTATACTTACCTAAAACTTTACAAAACTAAATAATTACTCGTAATTTATTACAGAATCAAAACAAATGGGTGAACTCCAAGCCGTAAATGATATAACACCGTTCACAGCAATCCTTTGGATATTTTATCCAATGACAATTCTCGTAGGAATAGAATTATTCTTACGTGCTTTGAGGGATGATGATGACGATGATCAAGATGGTGGTAAAGGTATAAGAGTTACACAAACTCAAATGCAATATGCCACTGCACCAACAGGTGCATAATGGACTGGCATCATCCATATTGGAGATTCGCTGAACTTTGGAATGGTAGATTAGCAATGGTCGGTGTAATAGGTGTCATATTACTCTTGACACTAAGGTAAAAATACCTATATAATATTATATAAGTATTATTACTCACTCATGTATCAAGCAATCTTCATTTCAGTGGTTCTATACACAGCAGTTAACGGAAATATATTTCAATCATTTTACAGTTAACAAACCATAGCTGAGGAGCACAAGCTTAAATGACTCGTTTAAAATCTAAACTATTAGAAATTCCACCATCAGCACACGGAATTCTAGAATTTGCATTCTTCTGTGGGGTGGGTTTCACAGCAGGTTCTTTAGGTCTAATCTAATGAAAACCTTTATTCAAACTTCTTTCTTACTCATAGTATTTGGTTTAATTATTTACGTACCAAATATCGCATACGTCTAATGATTAATTTTACAGAGATATATCAAATGGTATTCATGGTAGTTGTTGGTGTCGTAATGACAACAACTATGTTCATGACCATGATGGCGTACATGATGGATGATTAAATAATACGGTTGTCGCATAAATTACATGGCATCGTATACTATCACACTTAAATCACCAGAGGGTACAGAAACTACTTTTGATTGTCCAGATGACACACCTATATTAGATGCAGCAGAGGAAGAGGGTTTAGATTTACCATCATCATGTAGAGCAGGAGCATGTTCAGCATGTCTAGGCAAGGTGTTAGAAGGAGAGGTAAATAATGATGAGCAATCATTTTTAGATGAAGAACAAATGGAAGAGGGATGGACTCTTCTCTGTGTTGCTACTCCCGAATCTGATTGTGTTATACTTACAGATCAAGAGGAAAACTTAGAGTAGTTGATGAAGGACAAAAAAGCAGCAAAAAAATTATTAAAACTTGCAAAGAAACATCCTGACTGGTATACTGAACAGGATATTTATTATGCTAAACAAGTAAAAAAACGCATCAAACAAGAAAAAAAACTGAATGATGATTGAAGAAAAGTACACTGAAAACCAAATGAAATTGAGAAGAGAGGTATTAACAATACTTCTTAAAAAATATTCTCATGAAAATAACAACAAAGCAATTTATGAATGTGCTGATGAATGGGTTGAGAAGTATGTACTAAGTGCTGGTGTTGTTGATTATTACAATGCCTATAGGCAGTCCTTTATAAATAAATCACTCGAAAAATAAAAAATGCAAAAAATTGTAAATGTACTTGCTGTTGCGTCTTTCGCTGTATCTAGTGCCATTGCTGCTAGTGGTGTATATGTATATGTCAACAGGGATTCCATCATTGATGGAGTTAAACAAAAAGTTATGGGAAGCATTGGTGGGTCTGTTTTAGGTGGAGATCTTCCTACTGGCACTCCTGATCTTGCACCTCCCTCTGATTCTGCAACTGCTCCTGTCCCTTCTCCTGGTCTGGGAATCTCTCAGTTCTAAATAAGGTAGTTGCCTTATCAAAATGTCTGATGAAGTAAAAGAAGAAACAGTAGTAGAAGAAGAAACTAAAGAAGAAAAGAAAAGTGCTCTAGGTAGAATTAGAGACGCTATAGTACCAGACCATGATGAGCAACTTGCTATCGTTAGTACATTTGTTCGTCTTGGTATTTTGGTGTGGTCGGGTGGAATATTGACTCTTAATTATGTGACGATTCCAAAACTACCACAACAAAAAATAGATCCAACTTTCATAGCTTCGGTATTTACTGGGGTATTGGCAACCTTTGGGGTGCAGACTGCTAAGAAAAGTAATGATGGAACTATGAAGATGGGCACTAATGGCAACGGCAACGGTTCTAATGGTGGAACTCCTCCTCTTACGGCAAAGGATATAGAGGCAATCATTGCTAAAGCAGGATCTGTTGGTCCTGTTCAAACAATTAGGATTGAACAAGCACCTATCAAGATAACCACTGATGATAAACCATCCGATACATTTAAAATGTAATGAAAAGGTTTAGGGATTTTATAAAGGAAACCCAAATGACAACTGGATTCACTGGTTCAGATGCTGCTAGTGGTCCAGTTGCTGGTTATGATCCTTTCTTTTTTCCTGATAAGGGAGATGACTTACTATCTCAAGACTATCAAACACCAGGTCAAACTGGACTTGCTAAGTGGAGATTTTCTAACGTATATCCTGTTCAAAAATTAACTATGGATAATATTAATGATATGGTAAAAGCATCTAACGAGTTCTCAGATCTAATGTATAAGAATACAGAGGATGTAATGAGAAAAAATTTCTCTAAATTTATGGGAGGTAGATAAAATGTGGAACATTAACATAGGTAAAACATTCCATACTGTAAAAGAGTGGGATAAGAATATGGCATATAAGATTCAAGGTAAGTTTAAATTATCAAACTATCAAATGCTTTGTCTTTCTTTTGCTAAGGGTTTTATAATTGGTGCTTTGATACTCTAACAGAGTCAGTGAGTCCACACCAAATTAGGCAAAAATTACTATGGTATGCTATAAATATCGATAGTATGGGATTGAAGAATCATGCCCCTGACTCAACAGAGACATTACACAGTCGGTTATCACGACACACAGCATAAGCATCACGAGATATGTGAGTATGCTATAGATTCATATAACGCAATACAAAATTCCAAAGAGGATGTCCCTTATCTAAAGGAGCATCCTCATTTTATTGACTATTGTGTCAACGAAGAGGTTAATAATATCTCTCGTTTAATGGCAGCAGGAATCCCTATGGGACATTAATAATGACAAAACATAAGCATGAAATTATGTGGTGGATGAGTAGACTAACTATAATGGGTACGTCTTTAGGACTATCTACGTGGTTAGCTGCTCAAGCATATGCATAATTATACAAATCCATCTGAAACACAAGACCTCTCTCATGTAGAGGCACAAGTAACTAAGGGTAAGAAGTATTATGATGATCAGGGATGGGAGATCAAAGCACCTATTTCTGATAGAGAATGTATCTATAAGTGTTTAGAAAATTGTGAACAACTTGCTGGACTTGATAGGAAGCAAGTTAGAAGGTTGATGGAAGAGTTTGAGAGTGGACAAAAGGGTGAGGATGTTGTAGAATTAATATCAGAGTATCCTCCTTTATAACTATGGCATGGGATGACCCACTTGATTTTAAGAAAGAAGGTATCACATTAGATTACAAGACTGCTGGTGTAGATATAGATGCTGGTAATAAATTTGTAGAAAAACTTAGAGAGAGAGCACCAGGTATTGGTGGGTTCGGTGGGATGATTAAGATTCCATCAGGATATGATGAACCTATTTTAGTATCTGGTGCTGATGGTGTTGGAACTAAACTAAACATATGCACAGTTGCAAATGATTTTACAACAATAGGTCAAGACCTAGTTGCTATGTGTGTTAATGATGTGATTACATGTGGTGCTAATCCATTATATTTTTTGGATTATATCTCTACTCAAAGGGTGGATGGTAATGTGGCAGATATTATGGTTGGTATTCTTAAGGGATGTGAGATTGCAGATATGGATCTTGTAGGAGGAGAAACTGCTGAACATCCAAGACAACTTCATTATGATATGGCAGGTTTCTGTACTGGCATAGTAGAGAAAAAGAAAGTTATAGATGGTTCTTCTATCAAACCAAGTGATAGAGTTATTGGTTTAGCAAGTAGTGGTCTTCATAGTAATGGATATAGCCTTGTTAATTATCTGTTGACTAGACATCAAATATTTTATGCAGATCATCCTGAGTTACTTACACCAACTACAATCTATGCACCCGTGGTCAAGAGATTGTTGAATGAGGGAGATTGGATATATGGTATGGCACACATTACAGGTGGTGGTATCACTGAGAACCTACCTAGATGTTTGCCTGAAGGGTTAACTGCTCGTGTAGATTATAATGCATGGACTGTGCCAGAAATTTTTAAAAAGATTCAACTGAAAGGTAATGTGGATAAAGATGAGATGAAAAGAGTATTCAATTTAGGTATTGGATATTGTATGGTGGTTCCTGCTAATCGTATGGAACTTACTATGGATATTATTAGAGATGAAGGTATAAATTGTTGGGAGATAGGTGAAGTCTATGCTGTATAGTTATACAGTTGCATCAAACAAAATCTCTCCTGAAGATTTTGAGTATGTTGATAAAGCAACTAATCACCCTCATTTAGTATGGAATGAATCTACTGTTTCGGATCAAACTAATACTCGTGCAGACCTAGATACGAGTATTAGAAAGTCTAAGAATACCTGGATATTTGATAAAAAAATAATTCATATATTAGCACCGATGGTTCATGGATATAATAAACACTGTCTTAATGTTGACATAATAGGTCATGAACCAGTTCAGTGTTCAGAATATTATAATGGTGGATATTATGATTGGCATGTTGATCAATTAAGTACACCTGTATACCTAAATCCACAGGATAAGTTTCCGATGGTTAGAAAAATTAGTCTTTCTCTTTTTTTAAATGATCCTGATGAATATGAAGGTGGTGAATTAGATGTTGAAATATCGGGACCAAAAAAGGATCCGAGATATGAATCATTTAAATTGGAGAAAGGATCTGTAGTTATTTTTCAATCCAATGTTTGGCATAGAGTTAGACCTGTTACATCAGGGAAGAGAAGATCAATAGTAGTATGGTTTTATGGACCTCCTTATCTATAAATGCTCATTCATCTTGCAGTTTATATTTTATGTTTTGGTTTACTAATCTTAGGTTTTATTATTTTTGATCCATAATAGATAGTAATAATTACTATTAACATATGTTATCTACTCAATATCGTTTGAGACTTGAGGCAATTTGTAAGGATATTGCTTCTGGGGCAGAGGTTAGTTTAGAAGATATGATATGGGCAGAAAAATTATCAAAGGCAAATACAGCAGCAAGAGGTATGCTACAGACTGCAAGAAGAATTGGTACAGATCCTACAGATTCTTTTCTGAATGAGTTGAATATTGGAGACCCCGATTCAACTCATCACAGAAGGGGTTTTGGTGATCCACAGGATATTGTGGACTGGTTTCATAATGAGAGATCTGATGATTGGAGACAAAGAGATTGAGTGATGTAGTCTGGTCAATAAATAT